AATTACGTACAGGACAATTTGTAGAAACTAATGGATATTATGCTGAGGCAGATGGTGGAGGAGCTAAGTATTATGTTGTAGCTTCTCAAGCAGCAGATGAGTATGGCGACCATACTTTAGCTAATGGTAATGTGGCTGTGTTGCAAGTTAATGATACAGTAGATGCGGCCTCTTGGGGTATTACTTATGATACTAACGATAGTTCGACAGCACTAAAGAGTTTGTTAGAATCTAGGGTTGAAACTGTAGTATTTTCTGCTGAGTGTTCTCTCTCATTAGTTGCTTCAGCAACACTAACAACTAGTAAAACCCTTATTGGGGATGGAGGCATCAAATGGGTTGGGGGAGCAGCATCTGGCCTTATGGTAACAGTTGAGTGTAGTGGCTTTGACTTTAGTTATGACATCCAAACTAATGGGGATAATTTAATCAGTGCGGGATGGTTAATTGAAAACTCAGATACTATGTCAGCAACATTGCCAAAATGTACTTTTAAAGGCAAAACTAAAAACTTTAAAGCAACAGCAGCCACAGCATTCAACAGTAATGCGTATATAAGAGGCTCGTTTGAAAGGGTAGAAGCGTCTGGTGGAAGTCATGCGAACACATCTAGGAATGCAGGACTAGGTGCTGCTACACAAACAATCGTTGTGGACTATAAAGCATCTCCACTTAGATACCCTCGAACTATTAAACATTTCAACAATACTTATTCAGGTATTGCTTCAGCAGATGTAGGGGCAGCAGATGTAGACACGGACTATTTTGTATGTACAATGCCAACACCTGTAAACTTTCCTAACGGGGATGGAACAAACGGATATCCTGATATAGATGTAGAGTCTTACGGCAACACCTACCTCAACCCTATAGGGAGAAGTGAGAAGTTCCAGTGTGTGCCTAATACACATGACAATACTGTAGTACGTGATGGAGATAAGGGCAGCAGAACCATGAACGGGGCTAGTATAGACTTTAATCTTCAGTGGGGTGTTGGTGAATGTCGCAATCAAACTATACAACTTAAAGGCTCATCCACTAGCGCCATTACTACTGACTACGCACCTGTTAGTTATTTCCAAGGGACTGACTATGGAGAGCGTAGAGGAGCAGTTTCTTGTAGCGATATTACTGTATATAATCAAATAAATAGCGCATTAGCTGACAATGTACATTACTTAGTAGGTTTGCAAACAAATTCAACCTCGGCTACTAAGCCTTTAGGTCTTGTCGATTTGAAGAATATTACTGTTATTGGAGGTACAGCAGACCATGCGGTTATCATAAGCTATGACGCAGGAGGTGTAGGCTCTATTAATCTCGATAATATTGAAGCTGACTTTAATTACAATCCAATAGCTATCCAGACAGCCTGTACAGACATTCGTCTTATAACTAAAAACATTACTAATCTTAATGCTACCGAAAGGCTTTTAGTTAATGATGTAGGTGGAGGTAATCGCGCTTTCACTGGTGACGCTTTTGGTTTTAACTATGTCGGCATTACTCAAACTTATGAGTACGGGGCAACATTTGGTTCAGCCCCTTCGCTTGCAGGAGCAGCGCTTTCTGACCCATCACCTAATCAGAACTCAGGCGGGTCACTTTCTGTTCAAAGTAAATTTGTGTCTGATGATGAAACCTATACTTTTGGGATTAGGGGTTTTACCAAGGGCAACCACATGATTACAGTTGTAGTCAGTTTTGGGACTCACGCGACTATGGGTTCTTTTGCTTGCCAAGGAGCAAGTGCAGCGATAATAGCTAAAAGCGCCAACTCCCCCTCACTGATAGTTACGGGCGCAGGCTCGAACCCTGATACCGATGGCTTTTTTAACATGTGGGTAGATGCTAACGGTGCATTAAACGTGAAAAATAGACTAGGTTCTTCTAGAGCTGTCACTATTTCATTTTTAGGTTAGCAAGATTAATGTGTTAGGGTTAGGTGCTAGCACCGCCCTTAATAAACTTTAGAGTCCCCTCGGAAGCTACCAAGGATTAATATGAAACCAGATAAAAATAAATTTAAAGATGAAGGAGGGAGACCGCTTACGCAGTCTCTCTTCCTAGAGATAGGCTATACGGATAGAGCCTTTTATACATTAAACGATGAGGATAAGGTGTACAAAGGTCACACCTACCCTTCTCTCAAGAAGCTCTTCTTAGAGCATGAAGACCCACATGAGTATGACTTTGCTACCACCTACTTGCTAGGTTGGAGTCATTGGCAACGCTTATGTAATAACAAGCAGCTACGTAAGCATATTGATGAATGGCGTATTGAGTTAGACCTCAAGATTAGGTCACAAGCCTTACGTGATATTATTGATATGTCAGCTGATGACAAGGGTTTCCAAGCGGCTAAGTATTTAGCTGACAAGGGTTGGTCTAAGAAAAGTGCAGGTCGTCCTAAGAAAGACACCTCTGAGCACGATGCTAAAGTGCAAGAGATGCTAGAGGATGACTTCTCTGCTGATATTATAAGGTTGAGTAAGTAATGGATGATTGGCTAAAGGAAGCGTACACTAAGTTGAAACGTATGCCTGAGGCCGCCAAAGATGTAAGGGAACAAGCCACTGAGGATTTAGAATTCTTTGCTAGGCTTGTCAACCCTGGATATATGTACGGGGAAGTACATAAAGAAATCTTTCGGTGGATGCAGGACTATACCCTGTACGGCAAAGGGGATGGGCTTACAAGTAACAAACTAATTATGTTACCACGAGCCCACCTTAAATCACATATGGTGGCTACATGGTGTGCATGGGTTATAACAAGGCATCCAGAGGTATCTATTCTATACGTATCTGCGACAGCTGAGTTAGCTCAAACACAGCTATTCGCTGTACAAAACATACTAGGTAGTACGCTTTACCGTAGATACTTCCCTGAATACATAAACCCTCAAGAGGGTAAGCGAGAACGTTGGTCTTCTGTTAAGATGTCTATAGACCACCCAACAAGAAAGAAAGAGGCTATTCGTGATGCAACTATTTCTACCGCTGGGCTTACTACTAATACTACTGGTTGGCATGCCGATATTGTTGTTGCTGATGATTTGGTGGTTCCTGAAAATGCTTATACAGAAGATGGTCGAGAGTCCGTATCTAAAAAATCATCTCAGTTTACTTCGATTCGAAATGCTGGTGGTTTTACTATGGCTTGTGGCACTCGTTACCATCCAGTGGATATCTACGATGTTTGGATGAACCAAGTATATGATGTATACGATGACGAAGGTATTAAGGTAGACCAGAGCCCTGTATGGGATTGTAAAGAGTATAAAGTAGAAACTGACAACATCTTTACATGGCCTCGTGCGGTACGTCCAGACGGTAAGGCTTTCGGGTTTGATATACAAACCTTGGCTCGTATACGTGCTGAGTATAGTGATAGAGTTCAATTCTATGCACAGTATTACAATGACCCATCAGACCCCTCTAGTGACCGTATCAGCAGGGACAAGTTCCAATACTACAATCCAAGGATGCTTGTCAAGGAAGGCTCTAGATGGTTCTATAGTGGGCGTAAGCTTAACATCTATGCAGCAGTTGATTTTGCATTCAGCTTATCTAAATCAGCGGATTATACAGCCATTGCTGTAGTAGGTATTGACTGCGATAACAACTACTATGTCTTAGATATTGACCGATTTAAAACAGATAAGACATTAGAGTATTTCAAACACGTAGCAGCCCTACATTCTAAATGGCGCTTTCAGAAGCTTCGTGCTGAGGTTAGTGTTGCTCAGAAGGTGATTGTCAACTCTATTAAAGAATACGTGCGTAAGGAGGGTCTGAGGCTCTCTGTTGACGAGTTTAGACCTAGTAAGGCAGAAGGTACTAAAGAAGAACGTATCGCAGCTGCACTAGAGCACTTGTATGACAACTTACAAGTATGGCATTTAGAAGGTGGCTGGACAGCTGTCTTAGAGGAAGAGTTAGTGTTGGCCAGACCAGCACATGATGATGTCAAGGATGCCTTAGCATCAGCCGTAGAAATAGCTATAGCCCCTGCTAAAAATATGGGACACGCTATGAAAGACTTCTTTACAAAAACAAAAGCTACTAGCCGCTTTGGCGGGGTAGCATTCTAAACAGGAAAATAATATGAGTGTTAAAGTAGCAGAGATTACAAGTTTGCTAGATAGAGATGATGCATCTGCGTGGGTGTCTAATCTATGGGATAAGTTCAACAACCAGCGTAGGTCTTGGACAGAGGAAAAGAAGGAGCTAAGAGATTATATCTTTGCTACCGACACCACTACAACCTCTAACAGCGCACTGCCTTGGAAGAACTCTACAACCCTACCTAAGCTATGTCAGATACGAGACAACCTACATTCTAACTATCTCACTGCGTTATTCCCTAATGAGAACTGGTTACAGTGGGAAGCTAATACAAGAGACAGTAATAAGAAAGATACAGCCTTAGTCATTGAAGGTTATATGGCTAATAAGTGTCGTAAGAGTGGCTATCGAGCAGAAGTTAGTAAGCTTCTATATGACTACATTGATTTTGGTAACGCTTTTGTAACCACCACTTTCGAAACTAAGTACAAGATAAACGCTTCAGGTGAGAAAGTTATTGACTATATTGGGCCAAGAGCTTGTCGTATTAGTCCTTTAGATATTGTATTTAATCCACTAGCGGCTTCTTTCGAAGATAGCTTTAAGATTGTACGTAGTGTTAAGACTATTGGTGAGTTAAGACTTCTAGCTTCTCAAGACCCTGACCAGAGATTCTGGGAGAGTGCCTTAGAGCGCAGACAAGACATCCAAAATAAAATGGGTGGGTACAGCATAGAAGACTTCGATAAAGCCGTAGGATTCTCTATGGATGGCTTTGGCAGCTATTATGAATACCTACAGTCTGATTTTGTAGAGGTGTTAGAGTTCTTTGGTGATTTCCATTGCCAAGCAACAGGTGAAGTTAAGACCAACCGCCTAATCACAGTAGTAGACCGTAGTGTGGCTGTACGTGATGTAGACATCCCTACCTACGCAGGTAAGGCTCCTATCCGCCATGTGGGTTGGAGATTACGTCCAGATAACTTGTGGTCTATGGGACCGCTTGATAACTTAGTTGGTATGCAATATCGTATTGACCATTTAGAGAATCTTAAAGCTGATGCTGCAGATTTAATTGTTCACCCACCTCTAGTGATAGCAGGTGAAGTTGAGGAGTTTGTTTGGGGTCCAGGTGCTGAGATTCATATAGATGAGCAGGGTAGCGTAGGAGAAGTGTCTAAGAGCCTCTCTGGACTCGTTCAAGCTGCAAATGATATACAGATGTTAGAAGACAAGATGGAACTGTTTGCAGGCGCTCCTAGAGAGGCTATGGGTATACGTAGCCCTGGTGAGAAGACTGCCTTTGAAGTAGACCAACTATCTAGTGCTGCTGGTAAGATATTCCAAGAGAAGGCTAGTGCTTTTGAGTTGATGCTATTAGAGCCTAACTTGAATGATATGCTTGAAGCTGCTCATCGTAACCTAACTGACATTGAGAGTATCAGTGTCCTAGACAGCGAGCTAGACGCTACAATCTTTATTGACATCTCTAAGGCTGACTTAGGTAGTGATGGGGTTATTCATCCTGTAGGTGCTAGACACTTCGCTGAACAAGCTAGATTTGTACAAGAGTTTACAGCCTTGTCTAACACTAACGCGTTCCAAGTAATGGCTCCACACATCTCTAGCAAGGCCTTAGCAAGTGCTTTCGGCTCTGCTCTTAATGTAGAGAACCTAGGTATCTTTAAAGCTAATGTAGCTATCGAAGAGCAGATGGAACAGCAACGCTTAATGCAAGGCGCTCAGGAACAGCTTGATGTAGAATCTGCACAGGAGCCTCCGCTATAATGAAGAAATCTTGGACTAACGGGCTAGATAAAGATTTAGCCCTAGAGGTTCGACAACACTTTACATCTTCACTAATACTACGTAAACGCTTAGTAGCTATGCTGTTAGAGAAAGATATAGAGTTTAGTCGAGAGGGACGCTCAAAGGGTGGTTATGACTGCCCTAACTGGGCGTATAAGCAAGCCGATTCAGTTGGATATTCTAGAGCTTTACACGAGATAATTGCACTGATTGAAAAATAATTTAAATTTATTTTACTTTTTATGTGCATTTTTGGCTGTTTTTCTGGTATATATAAGTATATATAGTAAATCATATAAGACTTCTTAAGAATATATTAATATTGATATTTATTATTAATATCATAATTAATAAATAAACATTAGAAATCTTAAGATAGCTAAGCAACTTTTTAAAGCATTAAGTGAATCTAAAAATTGATAATTACTTTTTCACTTGATGCGTTCTTTTTATTATGCGTTAAAAATAAAATTATTTAGGAGTTTAAATGACAGACCAGTTATTTAACGATGAACAACCCAATAAATCTCAGGCAACCCCTGAACAACAAAATACACCAGTTCCAAATTCTAATGACCTGTTTGCCGACCAGTTAGCAGCAATAAAGAATGAAGATGGTGCGCAGAAATATGATACTCCCGAGAAAGCACTAGAAGCTTTACAACATT